CGCTGCACTTGCCGGATCAGTTCTCGCGCCGGCCCCATCATTCAAGTCCATCGTCAATCTCCATGAGTTGCTGGACGGCTTTTTCGTCCATGTTGAGGTAGTTGAAAACGCGCATGCCGACGCTGCGGCGCCCTTCGCGATAGGCCATCACGATCGGATCAGGGTCGAAAATGCCGGCGCGATCGAGGAAGCAATAGGCGCGCAGATCGGCCAGCAGCATTTCGCCGGCCGCATGCACGGTGTCATCGTCCGACAGGAACAGCCAGCGCCAGATCAGCCCGCGACTTCGCTCGGGGATCGCCATGAAAATCCAGCGAACGCTGCGCGCGATCAGCATGGCCCGGTATCGCTTCCGGTTGGTGGCACTGACCGCCATTATTCAAGCCTTTCGATTGGCGTAGCAGCCTCGAAAATCTGATTGATCGCAGTCCATGCGCAGGCCTTTCCGAATATCATCGCTGATTCAGAAATCCCGCCGCATTCATCAAACGCACCCATTTCGCCCATTTTTTGGAATGTAGTTTCCACGGCCAAATCTGCCGCAGCTTCCATCGTTTTGGGATAGGGCAGGCGGGTTATATTGTCGTTTGCCGCCATTATTGCGCCCCTGCGGCCATCTGGTTGCCCTGCGCGATCGCCTTGTAGGCATTGGCGCCGTTCAGCATCGTCTGCGAACCATCGGTCATCTGCTGCTGGTCACTGCGCGCCTTGCGCAGCGCCGCGACCTGATCCGGGCTGCGGACATAATTGGGCCGCACGCCGATTTCGTCGGCAACGCCGGGGATCGCCTCATCCTCGTCCAGCCAGTCCATGATCGCGCCATCCTTCGACGCATTGGCCATGCCGGTCAGCACTTCGACAAAGCGCATCGTCTTGCTGGTATCCTCGGCCCGGGCCATCGCCGCGAGCTGGTTTTCGTAATCGATCATCGGCCAGCCGCCGGCCTCCAGCACCGCCGGCGGAAACGGGTCGATCTGCTTGTGCTCCAGCGCCAGCTCGAGGTCGCGATTGGTCATCGGCGTCATTTTTTCCATGGCGTAACGCCCGGCAAAGGGCCGTACCAGGATGCCCTGCTTGGCCATCACTTCCAGCACTTCGGTCGTGGTCATCCGGCTGTTGGGATCGGTCAGGATCTTGTAGAAATCTTCCAGAAACTCCGCCTTGATCACGTCGCGTTCGTCGTTGATGTCTTCGCGGGCATAGGGCAGCGCGCTTTCGCCACCGGGCAGCTTGCTGACCAGCGGTCGGCCGTTTTCATCGACCAGCCCGGCGGTCAATCCGCCCGGCTTGGTGACTATTTTTGTCACCCCCATGTCATCGTTGAAGATCAGCGCCGGATCGACCGCCTTGTGCCCGGCGCGCAGCGTCGTGCGCCGCATCGCGTTGAGCCCTTCGATATTGGGCAGCATGTCAATCCCCGGGCTGCGGCCGTATTTCTCGCCCGGGCTGGTGACGTGCCGGCTGACCGATATCGGCAGCGACTGGAACCCGGCGCGGCGCAGGAACAGCTTTTCATCAAGCGCCAGATAGCGCGAGGCGACCGGATAGCGCCGCGCATCCAGCTGCTCGGCGTCGTAATCGGTGTTCGGGCCCACCCAATGGATCACCTCGAACGTGGTGGTATCGGCCTTGTCGTCCTCGATCGCCTTTTGCATCTTCGGCGTCAGATTGTCGCGCCCGAACAGATCGGCCAGCTCGGCGGCCGACTTGCACATATAGCGGATCGCCTTGTTGACCATTCCGGCAAAATCGGTGTCGATATAGACCCCCGACAAATGCAGCGTGCGGTACAGCATGCCGATACGCGGCCGCGCCTCGCTCCAGATCGGGCTGGTGCCATAGGTGCCCAGCTGGCGCCAATCCTCGTTGACCGCGACGGTAAAGCCGGTGTGCGCGGCATGGCGGATATCATACAAGCGGCGGCCGGCATTGGCGCACCAGATCTGCACGTCGCGCAGCTTCATCAGCTCGGGCGAAAAGCGCGGCCGGATATACAGTTTTTCCTCGGGCGTGGTGATGGCGACGCCGGCGGCGGCAAAGCGGCTCAATGCCGTGATATGCGTCGCGTCGAAATTCTGCGCCCCGCGAATGCCGCCCGGGGTGCGCTGGGTAAACCCGCCCGAGCCATCCGGGAAACGGTAATCGATCGCCCGATAGGTCGATTCCCACGGTGCCCGTTCCTGTTTCAACCGGTTGTAATCGCGCAAATCCGCCTTCGCCAGTGTCTCGTCCTGCATCGCAGTCATGGCGTCGGTCATGGTTTACGTCCGTTTAATAGGGCTTGCGTCGCGGGAAAAAGCGCCGCGTCCTATGGCTTTCAGGCCTAGGATGCGACGTTTTCAAAAATTATTCAGCCGGGAAAGATCACGTCATTCGACAGGTTGACGCTCTGCCCCGGAGAAATTTGCAGCACGTCGCTGCGCTGCGCCCAGGCGATCTGCTCGCCATCGGCGAACAGCGCATAGCCGGCCAGCTGCACCGGACCGCTGGCCGGCCCGGCGATGATGAAATTGGGCATGGCCAGCGCCAGCCCGTTGACCGCTACCCGCCAGGCATCGCCGGAAATCTCCATCGGCCGCAGCCCGGCGATATCGCGCTTGCCGTCGCTGAACGCCAGCTGGACCGAGCCGGCCGCCTGGATGGCGTCGCGCAGCGCGAGCGTCGTGGGGTTGTCCATCACCGCCACCTTGCGGCGCGGCGCATCCACCGGCTGCGCGCTGGGGGCATTGGCGGCCGCATCGACCTGCGCCTGCAGCGTGTCACGCTGCCCCGACAAATCATGATTGTCCCGCAGCAATCCGTCACGCTCGCCGGTCACGGCGTCCAGCTGGGTTTCCAGCTCGGCAATACGCGCAGCGGATGCATCGGCCAGCTCCTTTGCCGCATCAGCTGCGACAAGGGCTGCGGTGTAATCGACGCCTTCCATGCTCTGAATTTTCTCATCGGCCATTAATAAATTCCTCAGCTTCCAACAACCAGGCGTCCGGTACTTCCCGGCGCCACTCCCGAACCGGACGATCCGGTCAGAATATCCGATGCCGAACCCTTACGCTGCGCCAGCGCATCCTGTTGATCCGCCATGGCCTGGGTATCGTCACGATTGGGAATAGGCGGCGGCGTGACCACCTTTGGCCCCGGCATCAACAGGCTTGCAAGTAATGCCATCTCTAGGCCCCCGTAAACTCGTTAAAATCACTGTCATTGATAACTTCACGGCGGCGCGTGCCAATAGCTTGCTGGCCAGATGGCGTCAGGTCAGCCCCACGATCTATTTCAAAACAGCCGTATTGCAGGCCATCCATCAGATCGCCATAGCCCTGCACCTTCTTGGGCACGTCCGAATAATAACCTTCGCCGCTGCCTTTACCGATCCTCTGATAGTAATACTTGGTGCGAAAGGCGCGGCGCAGCATCTTGCAGCGCCGATGCACCAGCAGCCCGCGCTGCGCGCCGATCGCCAGCTGCAACCGGTCGCGCACCGATTTCAGGCGCGGTGCGATCGCATTGCGCGGCACCCGCGCCTTGCGGACCTTGTGGCCAAGCCCCTTCTGGAATTCCTGCCGCCAGCTCTTGAAGTTGATCGCGTCCTCGCCGGCGGTCCCGGCCGGATCGCACACCGCATCGCCGATCTGGTATTCGGGATATTTGCTGGCGATCAAATCCCTGACCTGGCGCCCCAGCGTCTCACCGCCCATCTGGACGACCTCGATCTGGTCATCCTCGGTTTCAAAGACGCAGGCGATTTCCTCCAGTATCCGCAACTGACCCTTGATCAATTGCCCGATCAGCACCGCGCCCAATAGCCCCTGATCCGCCATGATGAACAGCGGGAAGCCGGGGATGGCATCGAATTCAGCCGAATGGATCGCATCGATATATTCAGGAAATACAGTGCGCCCGCTCTGCATCGGCGTGAATTTACTGCGCAACATGCGATCTATATAGGTCTGGTTGCCGCGTGACTTGGCAAAAGCGAATTGCCGCTCGTAATATCCGGGTGGCAAGTTCTGCACATTCTCCGCTGCTGGATTGACGCTGCCGAATTCATTGACCGCTTCCGGCTGCTCGAAGTATTCGATCAGTGGCCGGTCGCCCGATACCTTGGCCAGCGCCTCTTGAACGGCATCGTCCAGCTTTTCCTCGACCAATACTTTGTGCGTCCAGTTTTCGTCATCATTGCCGTTCAGATCGAGCATGATTTGCGGGTCAACCGTCAGGCTGGGATCAAGGTCGCCAAAGCGGCCGACGCGGCCCGACAGGAACGTCAGGATATCCGGATGGGTCCGATCCGCCTCGTTGACCAGCGCCGCGGTGACTTCCAGCCCGCGCAGCGCATCCTCCACGCTCTGGTCGCCGATCGCCCGGAATTCGGTTTCGACCTGGCAGATTTCCAGCACGCGCGCCGACCGGTCGAGGATATGGCCGTCGCGTTTCAGGACGAAGCCGAAGCGGTGGATGCGCGGCGTCGAATTGACGAAATCGCCGACGTGGCGCGGAATGATCTTGAACCAGCTGGGGATCGTGTTGCGATCGAGGTTGGGATAGGTATCGCGGATGATCGCGAAGCGCGACTTGCGCACCAGCACGCCATCGCGGCCCATGACGCCGCCCTGTTTCTTGGCCAACTGGAGGAATGCCTGGCCGCTGGCGATCGTCTTGCCCGAGCCGACCGGGCCCATGATCCCCTTGATGAAGGCGCGGCTGTGAATGTACCCCTCGGCGATCGGGCCGATGTATTTCAGCTCGCGGGGCTTCTCGGCATCGCTCATGCCTCGCCCTCAAGCTCATCGGGCGCAACCTCGTCAAACTCGCCATAGGGGATGAAATCGCCGGTCATCGCCTGGCGGGCTTCCTCTTGCGTGATGTTCACGCCGGGGATCAGCAGGTTGAAATCGCCCTTGGCGGTCAGGTCGATCGCCACCGGCATCTTGCCCTCGACGTAGGGTGCAACCTCGCCCGCCGCACGGACCTGCAAAAACGCCGCCTCCTTTTTCGTGCAGCCCAGCTCCTTCGCCAGCAGGTCGACCGGGCGCGAATAGATCTGCGCCAGTACCTCCAGCGGATGCGCGTAGCGGGTCAGCAGGTAGCTGCGGACCTCGGCGGTGCGCTTGTTGCGCGTGCCGGCCGGGCGGCCGCGATCGCGCGGTGCACTGGCCAGGGCGGCGGTGAAGATCGTATCGTTTGCCGACTGGCCTTGCAGCAGTTCGAGTTGCTCGACGTTGCGCAGCGGCAGCAGCGGCCCGGCGCTGGCGATCGCGGTGCGGATGCCCGTGCGCAAACCCGATCCATCGACATCGCCTTCGGCGTCGATAAGCGGATTTCGTACAGTTGACATCGAAACCCCTTGCCCTAGCTTGCCCACTTCGACGCAGCCTGCCCCACGCCGCAGACAAAAACCCCGACCCGCCGCTGAATTCAGCGAGCGCGCCAGTCCGGGCTTTCACCCCGACCCCGTGCTGCCATACCAGCGTTCGCGATTTTTGTAAGCCTGCATCTTACGCCGGGATAAAGCAAGGGGTCGATCAAAATTCCGGAAGTCTGGCGGGTGACCATGGTGGAGGCTGGCGCCGGGCCCAATGGGGGCAAGCCCCCTCGCGGCGCCCGATCGGCACCGGTCACCGGTCACCATCCAGTCCGATCGATCTGGCGGCCGCCGGTCGCGCCGCACCGCCTGCCGGGATGGTCGCCAGATTGGCAATCTGACGCCAAGGCATGGATTATGCAGCAAGAACAGCACCTTGCCCATTCCGTCCGTCAAAACCCGTCCGTCACGGCCATTTTCGCCCGCCAAAACCGGCCGATTTGCGCCATTCTCGCCCAGCCGGTCGACGTCGCCCCGCCGACCGGATCCCCGCCGGCAACACCAGGCGCGAAAGTTTCGCCGCCCCTCCCGCGCTTGATGCTGATAACGGCACCCAAGCTGCACCCGCCAGCTTATCCGCCCCTTAGAATATTGCCCGAATTCGCTGGCTTTCCAGCCGATCAGCCCGACGTCGCGCTCTGTTTCATCTGAAACGGATTTGAAACGGATTTGAAACAGCTAACCCATTGCAATATATAGATATATACAAGGTGTTTCAATGTTTCACATATATATGCATCTATAGACGCGCGCCCGCGAGTTTCCTCCGCCTCGCACATGAGGAGAGGTCGCGCGGCTGAAACACTGAAACAGGTTCAGTTAACGCAATGATACCAATGGGTTGAGTGTTTCAGGCCTGTTTCAAACCTGTTTCAGTTGAAACGGCCCGGACCCGATCGCGACGCCTAGACGCTGGCCGCGCTGTTTCTTGGCATCAAACGGGGTGGGGGTCAACTGACAGGGAGAGAGGCGGCGGCGCGCGATCAGCGCTCATCGCATCGGGCCGGGGTGGCGATCGAATGACCGGCCGCGCACCGCTGCGG